GAAATATACTCTTAATATGGTCGAAATTGATAACGCTATCAAAAAAGTTATCACTGAGATTAAAGCCGAGGAACGAAAAATTGCAGACAGAGAACTTGCAATTGTTAATTCTGCCCCCGAAGTTTCTGTGGCAACTTAAATAAGACGCCACATCGCTAAAAGTGTAATTTAGCCTAGGGATTACTTGCACTCTCTTAAAATCTACTATATACATAAATCACTATACAATTATTAATGAGAACATAGACGCGTATAGTCGACGGCCTATAGACTATGTTCAGAAAATAGGAGGAATAATATGGCAAATTCAACGTTTAATGGTCCGGTGCGATCCGAAAAAGGATTTCAACAGGTCAATAAAAACAGTTCAACAGGAGCTTATACTGCAAGTACTCTGGGACTAAAACCAGATCTTACAAGTTTAACTGCTACTGCAGTATCAACATCAAGCACACTAACTTATGCAGCTGATACAATTACTATTAACAACTATACAGGCGGCGCTGCTCAAGCAGTAACTTTACCGTCAGCTACAGTTGGAACTAGAGTAGTACATTGTCAATCAGATGATACAGCTGGTGGAACAGCTACACTCACATTTACTTGTGCTGGTAGTGATGTTTATAGAACTGGTTCAAAAATTGAAACTACTTCAGGAGCTATCATAGGTATAGATACGTCTGCAGCAAGTGAAACAATTTTAACTTTCACACCTGCAAACGCAGCAACAAATAGATTAACATTTGGTTGTTATCTATATTTTACATGCTATGAAAAAGGTACTTGGGATTTTGCTTACGATCTAGGTAAATACCCAACAGGTAGCACAGGCACTTTTGCTTGGAGTTAATAAATAATTAAAGGTGCTCCTTCGGGAGCATCTTTTAAAGGAGAAAAAATATGGGTACAATGATATCTGATGTTAAAGCTTCAGTAGCTTTAACTGGTACAGGTCAAATGCAAGGATACATCGGTGGCTCAGCAGCAAATCTTGGACCAGTTAGAATTGTAAGCGTTAATGCTCAAGCAGATGCAGCTGATTTAGAAATTAAAATATACGATGGTACAGCAGCAACAGATACTTTAGTAGCGCATCTTAAAGGATGTTCAGCCGACAATGAAAGTTTTAATTTTTCATTTGGTGGAAATGGTGTTAAATGTGGTACAAGTGCATATGTAGTATTGGCAAATTGCGATCATTTTGTAGCATACTATGGATAGAGGTTTAGATGGCAAATACAACATCTGGCTCTTATACATTTGAAAAGAATTTTGCAATTGATGACATCATTGCAGAAGCGTACGAACGTATTGGTCTAGTTGGATCAGCGGGACATCAACTACATAGTGCTAGAAGATCATTAAATATTCTATTTCAAGAATGGGGAAATAGAGGAATTCACTTCTGGGAAGTGGGTGATACCAATATTGATTTAATTGAAGGTCAGGCAGAATATACTTTTTACAGAGCATCGGGAGATGGTACTTCTTCAGTTACAGTAGGGGGAACATCTGGTGCTTCCACTTATGGTTTAGCAGATATTTTATCTGCTCAATATCGAACAGATAGAACTTCAACTTCTCAAACAGATTTACCCATGACAAAGATTTCACGATCTACTTATGCAGCTCTATCTAATAAATTAAGTAAAGGAACTCCAAGTCAATTCTGGGTTCAAAGATTCGTAGATAAAACTACAGTTACTATTTACCCAACAGCTAACTCTACAGCTGCATCGAAAGATATGCATATTTATTTTGTTAAAAGAATTCAAGATGTAGGAGCTTATAGTAATGCAACTGATGCTCCTTATAGATTTGTTCCTTCTATGACAGCAGGTTTAGCATTTTATTTATCACAAAAATATGCACCCCAAAGATCACAAGAATTAAAACTTTATTATGAAGATGAATTAGCGAGAGCTTTAGCGGAGGATGGATCAGCAGCGAGTACGTATATTACACCGAAAACTTATTATCCAAATATATAATGACATTAATTACTAAAGGAATGGGAGCAATTTTAAAAAAATCTCTAGGAAAATTTAAAAAAGGAAAAAAAGTTAAAGAAATTTCTTATCCTAAAGATAGCACTAAATTTATGAGAAAAACTTTTAGAGATAGATTAGAGAATCCAAGAGGACCTGGTAAAGGAAAACAAGGACCTAGACCTCAATCAAAAGAGATAGTTTCTTTTGATACAAAAAAAGTTTATGTAAAGGATAAAGACTAATGACATTATTAACTAAAGGAATGGGAGCTGTTAAAAAAATAATGGCTAAGACTAAAGCTGGAAGAAAAGATCAAGTTTTAGATTTAATAAAGGAAGGTAGAAAAAAGAGAATTTCTAAAAAATTATGGAAAGGTAAAACTAAACGTATAATTGATGTTGAAGGTAAAAAAAGACACACTATTCGAGATGAATCACGTCTTATGGATGTAGATACTTATTCTACGGTTTCTTCAGCGTCAGATAAAAATGTTAAAAAATGGTTAAAACATAGAGGATACAAAGAATAATGGGAAAATTTTCTAGAGGTAGATATGCATTAATGATTTCAGATCGTTCTGGAGCAGCATTTCCATATAGAGAAATGGTTCAAGAATGGAATGGTGCCTGGGTACATAATTCAGAATTTGAGCCTAAACAACCACAGGTAGATCCAAGACCACATGGAGCAGACCCACAAGCTTTACAGCATGCTAAACCTGCGAGAACCGAATTTGCAGTAGCTGATTTATTAAAAGAAAATCCTTTAGAAACATATCAAGTAGGTTCTGCAATTGTAAATGTTAATTTACCAGGTCATGGTTTTACAACAGGAGATACAAAAAGATTTAGAGGACCTTTAGGAGCAGCAGGAAATTATGGAAATCCTGAAGGAGTAGGAGGAATTACAGGAGCAACGATTGCAAAAGCTGCAGGATATACTATAACTGTAGGTAAATATGTTAATGGTGCTACTGATACTGATGGTCCTAATAGCAGTGGAATTTATGGGACTGATTGGTTTTATTTTAGCGCCGATACAAACGCAACAAGTGTTGCAACAGGAGGGGGTTATCCGATGTCCGTTGGACCGGTTACTTTACAAAAATAATGTCTGGAATTAGTTATACAACATTAGTTACAATGATAAGAAGTTATACAGAGGTTGATGACACTGTATTTACTACTGCTATTTTAGAAAATTTAATTTTAAATGCTCAACAGCGGATTATGTATGATGCTCCAATTGATTCTGACAGATTTGTTTCAGAAGGAACTATGGCGGCAGATGTAAATAATATAAGAGTTCCAGGTGGAGCTTTATTTGTAAGAGGGGTTGAAGTTTTCAATGCTAGTAATACTACAGAACAAGGTACGTGGCTCCAAAAACGTGATCAGACCTTTTTAACTGAATATGTAGGTAGGTTAACAGGACCAGAAGGTTCTTCAACAGGTCAAGATGTTACGGGAAAACCTAAATATTATGCCATGTTTGGAGGAGCTACAGGATTATCTGATACTACGTCAGGATCTATATATTTGGCTCCTACTCCGGATGCTAATTACAATTTTAGAATATATTATAATAAAATGGCAGCAACTTTAGAGTCTGGGAATGAGACTAATTATATAAGTCTTAATTTTCCCCAAGGGCTTTTATATGCCTGCCTGGTAGAAGCTTATGGATATTTAAAAGGTCCAATGGATATGTTGACACTTTATGAAAATAAGTATAAACAAGAGTTAGAAAAATTTGCAGCCATGCAAATTGGGAGACGTAGACGAGACGATTATACTGATGGTACTATTCGTATACCGATTGAATCTGCGAATCAATAATTAGGAGATAACTATGGCAATAACATCGGCAATTTGCAATAGCTTTAAACAAGAAATTTTAGAAGCTGAACATAATTTTACAGCTTCTACTGGAAATACTTTTAAAATTGCATTATACACAAGTTCTGCAACTTTAAGTGCATCTACTACAGCTTATGCTTCAACAAATGAAATTACTAATTCATCTGGAACTGCATATACCGCAGGTGGAGCAACTTTAACAAGTGTTACACCAACTTTAGATTCTTCAACAGCAGTTTGTGATTTCTCAGACGTTTCTTGGACATCAGCTTCTTTCACAGCTAATGGTTGTTTAATTTATAATGATTCACATTCCACAGATGCTGCAGTTTGTGCAGTAGCTTTTGGTGGAGACAAAACTGTTTCTAGTGGAACATTTACAATTCAGTTTCCAGCAGCAGCAGCGACAACAGCGATTGTAAGAATAGCATAAGGAGGAACTCCTTATGTCTACATCAATCTGGGGTGGTGATGATCCTTCAGTAGCCTGGAACGAAAATGCCTGGGCATCTAATACCATCACACAATCATTAACAGCACCATCAACTTTAACATCTAGTGTAGGTTCAGTTC